AAGTCCACAGGCCAGCGTCAAAGCCAGTGGTGGTCGATGCAGGGACTGTTACCCGCCAACCAGTGCCTTCAGCAGTGCCAACAACAGTCGTGCCTTCACTTGCAGTATTCGTCCGTGCGTACCACGTAAGCGTGTAGGTGCCACTGTCGATGTTCGTGCCAATCGCATCCTTGAACGCAGGTACGTCAAAAATGACGGTGTCACCCGCGTAAATCAGGTTCGGGACAAGGATGCTCACCAGCTCGTCACGAATGAAGGATTGCTGCGCCGTACCCGCCTTTGCGGTGGCCGATATGGTGAGTCTATCGGCTTGTCAGGCAATACGTCACTTGTATCTGCTTTTTTTGCAGCCTTGCCAATACTCCGCTCAAACTGCTCAAAAATCGTGTTCCTGTTGAAGCGCATGTACAGAAAGTGCAGCGCCGCATAGCTGTACACAAAACAGTCCAATGCCTCGTTGCGATCACCCGGTCGCTTCTTCCACTCTCGAATCGCAAAACCCTTGACGTAGCGGACGACCTGACGCTCCGACGTGATTTGCTTGAAGTACTCCTGACCAGCCTCGGCGTGGAAGTGAATGTACCCCGCGCCATGCTCGTTGTGCTTCAATCTGCCGAACAACGTTGACTTGATCGTGTCAGAACCGACAGGGAACACCTCGGCCGAATTTTTCAAAACTTGCCCTTTGTAGTTAATATCCACCTTGGAAGGCTTCCCAATAGGCGGTTTGTTCCGCACCGATTGCCCTTTCAAAGCAAACACACCCTTTCCCTTTCTGGCTCTGGCGTACGCATACACTTCGCTTGTGAAGTGACCGCCGGAGTCAACACCAATTGCCGAAACTTTTAGTCTTCCGCCATCGGCATGCGGGTAATCCCTTAGCAAGAGGTCATCAACTTGTTCCCACAATTTTTGTCCGGCTGGATCGCCGTAAATCTCTGTGTGACTGATCAACCAGCTCTCCTCACCAGCGCCCCACGCATAAAGCCCAACAGCGACCCTGTTGTCCTGCACGTCAACGCCAGCAGTCAGTATCGAAGCACCTTTCGGGACTTCACCGGCGGGATAGAACTCGGCTCGCTCAGAAAGGCTATCGGCACCAAGTTTTGCCCCAGTTTCTTCCTCCCAAGTCTCGCCCAAAATGGTATTAACGAACGTCTTCAACAACGGAGCATCGTTCTTCGCACGTAAAAATTCGCCAACAATTTCTTCCCAGCTTTTCCACCCAAGTGGAGAGTACAAGGAGGACAAATGGAATCCAACCGTCCTTGCATCTTGACTTGTGGTCGTCGCACGCCACTCACCTTTGCGCAGCATTTCACTCTTGTAATGCTCTGGTATGTGCGCCCCGCAAGCCTCGCAGACATACGCAGCAGTCTTTGGATCACCGTCACGCCACTGCAGGTTCTTCCACTGCAGCCATTGCATGTGATCGCAATGTGGACACGGGACAAAATATCGACGTTGATCAGATGCCAGATACTCCGTCTCAATGCGGCTCGTATCCTTTACCGTTGGCGTGGACGTAAGGATGATCTTCCGACGAGAAAAGGTTGACGCACGACGCTCAGCCAATGCACAAGGGTCGCCTTCACCGTCCACATCACTCGGAAAAGCATCAACCTCATCAAGAAGCACCCAGCGACAAGGAGCAGACCGTAAGCCCGTAGCACTGTTGGCACCCGTGAGTAGCAGGATCCCACCGGGGAACTCCTTTGAAAACATCGTGTTGCCTGAATCGCGGCTTCGAGCAGGAGCGACCTTGTCGGCAAGGCACGGTGTCTCATGAATCAGCGAATCAAGCCGCTGCTTTGACAACCTTTTAGCCATCTCAATCGTCGGCTGCACGAAAAGTGCTGGACCCGGAGCATGGGCAATCATGTAGCCCACCACGTTGTTGATCGCTTCTGTCTTGCCAAGCTGCGCACCAGCCATGAACACCACCTTCTGAACGGCGGAGTTGGCAGACATGCAGTCCATGATCTCCTTGAGGTAAGGAGTCCTTTCCGTCCGCCACGGTCCAGGCTCTGCGCTCGCTTTGTTGGACAACATCCGGTACAGATCCGCCCACTGACTCACGGACAGATCAGGGTCAGGGCGAAGGCCATCGCGAAATGCCTGCCGATACAGCAATGCTCCGTCACGCATCGGTCAACGTCTCCAGCGCCTTGCGGATCTCTTCAGTCAGCGTCTGGTGGATGACAACAGGATCCGACTCTGCAGCCAACTGGTTGCTGACGCGATCAGGAATATTACCCAAAGCATCCCGTACAGCACGAGCAGCAGTGAAAGCCTCCCGCTGTACACGAGCAACTTCCACGAGTTGATCCTCTTTGACCTCCAGATCCAAGCGAGCCAGCTCCGCACGGAAATGCTCTGACTTCGCACGGCTTTCATTGAATGTCGGAATCTCAAGGTCTTCTGATTTGCGACGCGTGGGACTCACGCTGGCCAACGGGTTGCCTTCCCTGTACGCCTTGACCGCCGCCTCCTTGTCCCACTCGATCTTGTTCCTGTTCACCGCGAAGCAGCCGTCAAACCGCCCTTGGCTCTTCATCTGACTGATCCGGGCTTGCGTGATGCCCAGCTCCTCAGCCAGTTCCTTGGTGTTGCAGACCTGCATACGGGCAATTTAAGGCCAACAGCGCCGTTTTAAGCGAAATAGTGCCGCGTAACGATTCTGGCGCATATAATGGTCAACTTTTGCGTTTTGGCGTCTTAAGTGCGTCTTATGTGGGAATGCTGCGACACGCATACCCCTACCGCTAGCTGTAGAAAGGGGTTCGAAATTACCTACGCCGCAGGGCGGCGGAAGGACCCGCAATTGAGAATCATTCTCATTTTTGTCTCAACGTGAGAACGGTTCTCATTCCCGCCAATTCCTGCGATTGATTCTCATTCTTACCATCCACGGCTGCCCATAGGGTCGTTGCAATTGCAACGCATTCTCAGCAAGGGCAAGCACAAAAAAAGACCCGACCGAATGGCCGGGCGATGATGGCGGATTGTGTGGGTGATCAGTCTGGCGAGCATTCAGCGGTGAGAGCGTCGCAGATTGCGCAAAGCTGCCCGCGATAGTCGTTCAACAGTTCAAACGTGGTTTCGGTGATCTCACTGGCGTTTAGATCTTGATCAATCTCACCTAGCTGGTGGCCGATGATGCGCAGCAAGCAAGCAATCTGAAGCGGTTCAAGTGCGACGGCAACGGTCATCATTCGGCTCCCTTGGCTGCGATTACGGCGTTCACCTTGCGTTTGTTGATCCCATGCGCAAGGAATGCAATGATCACGCGGCGGCCGCGCTTATGGCATAGCTTGCAGTCTGCGCAGGTTTTAGTATCGCTGCGCTGGGCTGGGCAGACTAGAACGCGATTGCCTGCGGCCGTTTGCCAGGTGACCCGTTCTTCATCGGATGGCACAGCCAGCACAGCAGGCAAACCGGCGGCAATGGCGCGATCGGCTGCCGATTCCGATTCGGTCGACACGTTAACCGTGAAGCCGTTTCGATTGGCCGAACGGATGAGCGATGCATTCTCGCCAATGGCCAAGCTGTGGTGGGTGTACGTGTAACCATTGCGGCCACGGTTTGCGGCGATGATCGCCCGCAGGTATCGGCGGCTAATTCTGCCTGCGGTGTGCGGGAAGTCTCCAGCCTGCCCATGGCGCCACAGTTGACCGGCAGGCAATGCGGCAATGGCTGCCATGAATTCCCGCAACGGCTGGCCACGTTCGCCACGGGTTACGGCTGCCCAGTGTATGGCAAGTGGTCCCGATTCTGCGTAGCAGCCGTTACCAGCAAACGGGCAGGACGCTGGGCACGTTGCCTTGCTGCTGGTTGATACCGGAATCGGTCCGGTTTTTACGTTTGAACTGACGCGTGTGAGATGGAATCTCAAATCTGAGAGTTTGGCCATTGTGTGGGTTGCGATTGGAGAGGATCAAACGGGCGAAAAAATGAGAGCCTGCCGCCCTTGCCGCAGAAGAGAACGGTAGGTTGTTTGGCTGACAGCGATTGCGTGACAGCCGGCGGCGATGGTGCGCAGCTCAGCCGGCACAGCATGGTGGCCGCTGTAGCCTTCATCCCACGCGCCGGTGATCCGGCCGAATTCGTCAAACGATGCGAATACGCGACAAGGGTTGCCGTTGCGGTCGTTTGTGGCTTTGAACAGTAAAACGGTTTGCATTGTTGAAATTCTTAAGGTTCGGCGTCGAGATGCCACCATGGCGCCACGTCTTCGGGATCGGGCAGCCAGCCATCTGGCAATTCAGGGTGAGCGGCCATGAAGTCGCCATCCTGCAGTTCGAATTCATCGGCGGCCGATGGCCAAAGTCGGGCATTCACTGGAATTGGCGCGGCAGGTTTGCAACTTGTGGGTGCGCGGGCGGTTCCCAATTGATCGGCAATTGCGCAGCCATCGGCACATCGTGAAGCAATCGCAGTAGGGAGCGGCGACGCATCAGCACGGTTTGCCGGGCATCATCCGCCCACAGCTTGGCTAGCAGGCGGTCACACTTTGCGATTTCAGCAGCAAGGGCGGCCGCTTGCGATTCGGTGAGAGACATGGCAAGGCGGTGGCGGTGGTAACGGGTGAGGGAACGGAACGGATAGCGGCGACGGATTCACCGGGAAGGATGGGACCGATCATGCGACGGCAAGGGCGAGACGGACGCGATAGCGGCTGCAGCCAAGGCGGGCGGCGATGGCCGATTGCGATAGACCGGCGGTGCGCAGCATGCGAGCGCGGCGTTCGGTCGACATTGTCGCAAGATCAATCAGGGCAACCACGGCCAGCAAGGGCAGCAGCAGCCACAGCAAAGCGGTAAGGGTCACGGTTTCAGGGTCGCCCGGTGAGCGATTGGATCCGGGCGATGTGTGAATGATAGCGCCTACCCATAGGTGGCAACGGGTCCGTGCTGAAAGTTGGGACGGTTTGCCGATTGTCACAGCATGCGGCACCATGCGCCGGTTTGGCGGTTTGGCGCATTGTCTGGCACAGCAGCACCGGGCGACGGTATGGGCTGCACCTAGGCAAATGGTCGCGCCATTGCGACCCATATATAAGGTCAACCGCTCTCAGTCTCGCGGCGATTCTCAGGCGGGATCAGTGCGCCTTCTGTTGTTGCGAGTGATTCTCAATTGCAATGAGGCTAGGTGGCCGCTTGGCTGCTGAGAAGGATTCTCATTATCACGGACTCTATGCGCCTTCCCGCATATTGAGAATGATTCTCATTATCAGTAGTACACCAGTACTACCCACCCCGAGAAAAAGGCCAAATTTCAACCCAAATAACAGCGGTCAAAAATACGCTAAACCACCTTGGTCTCGGTACAAAAAACGCCCTAAACCGACCCCTTGCAAGAACTTTGATGTTTTTGGATAAACCGACCTCCCGCAAGAACTTGGCCTTTTAAACCGACACCTTGCAAGAACTTCAACGTAAGACAAGTCGCGAAAAGGTTCTGTTGAATTCTGCGGTAGCAGTTGTAAGAGCAATGTCTTTGAAGGGAAATTTGCCAGTGTAAGTAGGCAACCCTGTTTCCGTGAGAACTTTGTTGAGGCGTCCATTGCTGGACAAAAAGATGCCAGGTCGTCTTGATTTAATGTTCCTGTATTGATCATCCAGCATTTCTTGAGAAATATAAAAATAACGCCCAGCAGTTCGATTGCGTCCGCGTCCACGGCTAACAACTTTGTTTCCTGCGGAAGATTCGTTGCGAATGCTGGCGAGAATTTGCGTGTATTGTCCTGGCGACATATTGCCATACATATTTCTACGGACAGCAGGTGATCCTGTTGGCACCATCAACCGATTCGGCGCAAGGATTGGACTACCGTCTTCTGGGTTGGGCGTATACCCAAGCGCACGCTGAAAACGAGTTCGATAATGAATGCCACCGTAAATTTGAGGAAGTAAATACCGGCTAGGCGAGTTGCCCTTTGGGACATCATCCCTGATGAATATTTTTGCTTCAAGAGATTCAGCAGTTGCTTTTTTGTACAAAAAAGAATTTAGCGTCAATGGAACTGGTGAAACAAAACGTGATTCTGCTTGCCTTTTAAGTTCTTGAGATGCTTCGTAAACGGCTTGATTCAGCGCCAACATGCCAGCGCGTGGAATTTGCACGCGCTGCAATTCGGTAATTTTGTCAATGATGTCTTCGACTTTGAATTCAATCTCAATCATGCTGCCTCCTGTGTGATCACAGCATAAAAAAATCGCCCCGGTGAAGCCACTGCCTCAGCTCAGGGCGATCCAATCGCAGGCAAATCATAGCACGTCAAGGGCGGAACGGGAGATCGCTGCTGTCCATGACAGTGATCAGGACGCCAGGTTCCTCCTTGCCGACGCAGAACCGCTTGTGCGCAGAGATGTTGTACACCAGCGAATCATCCTTGATGACACCGCCGTACACGAGGCTATCCAGCACTGCTCTGGTGAGCTTGTCGAGGTCAGGGCGGGTCATCTTGTGCTTCGGTGCTTTGCCGAGCAGTTCACCTTTGTTATTGAAATGCTTTTTAGGTCTTGGAAAGCAGAACACCAAAGAGACGCCCACGGGTGTGTCGAGCGGTGCTTCGATTCCCAGCTTCTTGGCGTCAGCGATGATCATTTCACGCCAAGGTTTGAGAGCCTTGCAGGACTCAATCATGCGTCCCATGCCGACATGGCGTTTGCTTCCCTGTGGAGCGGGAACGCCGATGGTCTTCCACGAGTAGCACTGGTTCATGCCTTGAGCCGAAGCTTGTAGGTGTTGTTGACGCGCTGCCAACTGTATTCCTCCTGTTTCATGATGTATTCATGCGTGAAGACGTTTGTGCCGCATGAACGGCATTTGAGGTGCCGCAGGGTGTGATCTTCACAGGGATAGGTCTTGATAACTTTGAAGTTATCGCCGGAGCATTCAGGGCATTTGGTGTTCATAGGTTGATCTTTTCGAAGTGATAGCCATTGGCAGTGTGACCACGGCGCACGGAGCGGGAGATGATGCTGCGGTTGACGAACATCGCTTTTGCAGCGGCTGATTGTGACTCGTAGATTTTCCCAGTTTCAATGCAGCGCACCTTCATCGGCTTTCTGATGCAAGTGTTGCGATTGGGAAAGGTCTTGACGATGTAATCAGCAAGATCGGCATCTTCAATTGCAAGGAACAGTTGAGTGCGTGGGATGCCACCGAAGAAGCGTGGATTGGCGCGAGCAAACTCGCAGAGGTCTTCAGTTTTGATGTAAACGGGTGAACGCGGCACATCACGGTTTCTGGTGCCTTTCAAACCGATTTGCAACCAGTAGCGGACAGCATCATTGGAGATGCCGAGAAAGCGTGCGAAGCCACTGGCGGTGAGGTATCGATATTTAGGTTCTAGGGAAAGGTTCAGTTCATGGATTTTGAGACGAATTGAAACTGCTGAACGCTTGGGTCTGCCATTGCTGGTGTTTTGTGCATTGAAGACCCGAATGAACTGATCAGATGGCATTGATTCTGCAAATTCATGCAGGAGTGCAATCTCATCGTCTGTCCAAGATTTACGGACACGCCCGTAGTAGATACCACGGCATTCCATCGAGCAGGTACGACGGTTGGAGAGTCGATCTTTGCTGATGATTTGTGGCGTAAAAGACGTGTTGCAGATGATGCAGGAGCGAGTGTTTTTCTTGCCGGGAGCCAATGGTCAGAACAGGTATTCAGATGGTGTACGAGCGATCAGGCGAATGGCATTGACGACAGTGGCGCCGTCAGGGACGAAGGGATCGTCAGGATTGAACATGGCCGCTTCGAGGATGTCAGCAAGTTTTTCTAGAGAAGCCCTGGCTTGAAGGCGAAAGCGTTCTTTGGGATCAAATGCATGCTGACCTTGAATTGCATCAGCTATTTGATCAATAACAAGATGTTCAGTCATTTAGTTGCTCCAGCTCGGCGGCGATGGCAAGGAGTTCATCGGAATCAATGACAAGGGGGTGTAGGTGAGCAAATTCTTCAGGCACGTTGGAGTAACCAAGTTGCTTTACAACAGCTCGCAGGGCGCCAACAAGCGCGTAACGCAACATTTTTTGTATTACTAAATAAGAGGAATCTTTGGTCGCATCATAATGAATGCGCGAATCACGTTTGTTGAACGCATCCAGCACAGCCTGCGCGGCGGGGGAGAGTTCAGTCATCAAGTTGCTCCAAAGCGCGACGAACAATACTGGCTGCATCTGCTGATAAACGGTCATCAGCAACGGCAACGTCAATTGCCAGCAATGCCTGTTTTTTCAAACTTTCGGAGTACATGGTTTTGACTTCTTTAACAACAGCAGCGTGAATCCCAGCGGCTAACTCAAGCTTTTCAATTCTTGAGCGGAGTTCGAAGATGCAAGAAGTTTCGGGTGTGATAATCACATTTGGACTATCTCGGGAAATGTTTATAGCATCAATGATTTGTCGCCACTGCTGGGGCGTGGCTTTGTAGGCAGTCATGACGTTGAGATGTACAAAGCGCCGATCAGTGCGGCGATCAGGATGCAGAGTGCGAGTGTGATTGTTGTTGTCATGCCCGCACCGTCCAAAAAGGTGTACCAACCTTCTGCACAGCGCGACCCAAGGCAACTGCAGTTGATTGCAGTTCTTTGAGGTTCTCGGCTGCAGCAGTCACATCTTCGCAATCGCTGAAGTCGTAGGTGACTCGCCCGTTTGAGAAGACGTAGTTGATGTTGTCGTACTTGTAGGTGTTTTCCGACTCTGATGCCAGATGCTCCATATCACCAGCAACGACATGAACGGTGAGTTTGGCTTGGACATCTTTGATGCGGAGTTCAATAGCACGCTGTTCGTACTTGAGTTGGGCTAACTCGTTCAACAACGTTTCGGCATTGCGTTGATAACTGTCCATCTGTAGTCGATTGGTGAAGTTGCAGGAAAGCAGAGAAGACAAGAGTAAAACTCAAAAAAACAAACGGGCGCATCGTTCTTGCAGTTCTGTGGTGTCTTCAGTCGGTTCAGGATTAGTGGTGTCGTGCCAGATAATCTGATTCCAGAACTGGCTGTATTCGTTGAACACACGCGCCTTGGCATCGACGAAGCTGTACGCGTCGACGTAATCAATAACGTTGTGACCTCGAATCTCGAAGTAAAACTTTTTGGTGTTCATAGGAGGCTGATTTCAAGGAATGATTTGGCGTCAGAAACTGACGTGAAGGTGCGTTTGTAATTAGCCATGAACGGCAGTTCACGGTCAGCCAGCCAGAGGGCATAGCCACCGAAGTCCTGAGTGATCTTGGCGATTGGAGTGCCGTTGAGAGAGGCGACGATTGGGAAGCCGTCTCTGGCACTTGCATACTGTACACGACTGCCCGTAGGCGTCAAGGGTTGAGCATGCTGAAAGCGGTAATTCTTTGAGTCCAATGCGTCTCATGGCGAGAAAGGTCTGCGCCAGCAGCGGCGACAGGGAAAGCAGGCTGATCGGGGAAGGCGTACAGGGCGATGAACCGCTGCACTTGGATGCCGTAGTTCTCAGCTAGGCAGAGGCGATAAGCCTGCATCTGGGTCATGGCCTCATCGCTGATCTGTTTGGTCGGCTTGGCCTTGCCCGGTGCTTTGGTCTTGAGGTCAAGCAGGCAGAACTCACCGTTCAGCTTTACAAGGGCATCTAGGGTGCCGGCGAAGGGAACCAGTCCTTCATCACTGCAGACCTGATGCTCGGTGCAGACGACGTGATCGAGGTGCTTCCAGAGCGGAGCTTTGATGATGTTCTCGCACCAAGGAGCAATGTGTTCGGGAATCTCAGGTGATTCTCGATTTAAGAATTGCTCAAACCAGTCATGGATCTGGGATCCACGTTTGGCGGCTTGATCTCGGGTCTCATCAGGATCACCACCTTCCGCGATGATCTTCGCCTTCCACCGGCGCAGTGCCATTTTGGTGGCTTCTGATTGCGTCGCAGAGAGGATCGAGGTGATGCTGCTGTAGCGCAGATCAGGACGACGTTCGTTCCAGTAGTAGCGAGGCTGCCCTACAGGATTGCGCTGTATTAATGGCAGACGCTGCAGAGGCACGAAGTCGCTACTGCTTTCAGGGATGGTAACGAAGATCACAGGATGAAATCATCCTCAGGAATGTCTTCGGAATCACTAGCTTCGCGTAACAGGTTTCTGTAGGCGGGAAATTCACCTTTGAAGTTCGCAGCCATGGGATGACGGCGGAACTCGGCGAGGTTTATGGCAGTACCTGGAGGAGCCTTGTCGAGGTCTTCCAGCGTCCAACGGCCAGATTCAACGCCTTGGCGCAGCGCCTTGATGGCATCGGTTTCAGTGAAGCTTTTGAGGCGGGACATGAATATCAAAGGTTTTCAAGGTCAATTACGCGCTGCAAAGGAACTGCTGCGACTTGAGGAACTACTGAATTTCCAAGCGCCCTAATTCTGTCCACCCGATTGGATAACCCATCATCTCCTCTAAAAAGCAAGGGTTTAGATACGTAGCTCCGCCATTCTGGGTTGAGCATTGTGTAACGAGAATTCCAGCGAGGCGACTTTTTTTCGCCAGTTTTTCGTAATTCACCTTCTCGCCCGAGTCTTTGTGATCCCGAGCCGTTGGGGTAGGCAACAAGCCACCATCGGTCACGACGATGACAGGCTCCCAGATCCGATGCTCGTATGCAACTCCATTCACAATCAAACCCTGCCTCGGCCAATTCTCCGAGTACGACTCCAAGTCCGTTAGTAACGATTGCTGCGACGTTTTCCAAGACGACGTATCTGGGTCGTACCAAGCGAATGATGCGAATGAGTTCATAAAAAAGTCCTGAACGAGTGCCAACTTTGATGCCAGCTTGACGGCCAGCAACACTGATGTCTTGACAAGGAAAGCCACCGCAAATCACATCAGCAGAAAACGGTTGGGGATAAAAAGTTTGGATGTCTCCATGAATGGGTGTACTCGGCCAATGTTGATTCAAAATTTTTTGGCAGTAAGGATCCCATTCAACAAATTGAACAGTTTCAAAACCACCGACTAATCGTTCAGCAGCGAACGAAAAGCCACCAATACCAGAAAACGTGTCTAAAAGTTTGAGTGTCATCAAAGCCACGGATAAAAAGTGTCACCATAAAGCCAAGGCATCGTGATGCCAACTGGATTGATTGACTTGATATGTCGATTGTTAGGTGGCACCAAATAAAAATTTTCCTTGCCACCATTCAATTTTTCTTTGACGTGATAGCCGAGTCCACCTTCAACAACATCCATTAACCAAACGCGAGCAGCTTGTATATTGATGTACAGGAAAGCGTCATTGAAGCCCCAGCAATAAAATAAGTTTAAGATGTAAGGTTGATTTTGCGCTGTTCTTTCATAAATACCGTAGCGAACTAATTCATCAAATTTTTTGCATGGCACCCAATATCCTCTTTTATAACGGTAATCGTTGTGATTGTTTCCACGCTTTTTAAATTCAAAAAGAGCGACTGTTTCACCATTTTTGTCAATACCAGCAAAATCAATTTTGCAGTGACTGTCGTGACTGAAGACTTTAATTTTTAAATCAAAGTGCTGAGAAAGAATACATTTAGCTCGTTCTTCGTTTTCGGCATCATTTTTGTTTCGTGTTGTTCTTACGCCATTGATTTTGGGGTGTTGACGATTTTTGTAATCATCCATTGATGAAGCAAGAAAGAATGTCATCAGAACTCCGTCTCCTTGTAAGAACCAAAAGAATCGAGCCTGCCCCAGACCTTTTCCTTGACTGCCCTGCGTTGCTCCTCCTGCGCTAACGGATGTTTGCTGTAGCGGCCAGAACGCGGTGATCTGGGATCTTCTTCACCAGACATCGGCACAAACGTCCAATACAGGCCGTCGTTGTCGTACTTGCCGAGCGGATGGCCGTGAACCGCATCGGGAGGTGGTGAGGTGCTGTTGTTGGCCGTGTAGCTGACAGAGCGGGTCTTGGCATCAGCGACCTGCCAGACGTGCTTGCCGGCATGCTCAGGTGCAAACAGTTTCATCGTGAGACTCAGGTGAGATAGGTGAACAAGAATCAGTCCTCAACCCAGCAGCGGTTGCCTTCGTCCCACCAGCGACCTGCACGCTGCGGCTTGTGTTCTTCCAGGTACACCTCGTACTTGCCGTCGCGAAGCCAGCGAAACAGGTCAGGAAGGCTGCCCACGAACTCGTCGGCACTCTTCTTGCGCTTCTGCTCCTCAATCGCCCTTCTAGCCGCTTCTAGGAGCCTCTCAGCGCCATCCTCCTTGGTGATGGCCTTCCACTCGTCGTATGCCTTCGGCTTGGTTTGGGAGGACACCCGATCAGGTGCGGATTGGTACAGCCTCCAGAAGGTTTCGAACTCTTCGGAATACTCCGTTTTAGTGTATCGCTTTGAACTTTTTGGCTTTTTAGGATTTTGAAATTCGACCGTACTATCTATATTATTAGAAAGTAATTCTTTTTTAATAGAAGAAGAGTAAGAAGAAGAGGCTTCGCTCGCTTTCGCTCGCTCCGCCAGCGTAACGGGCGTGTCAAGCACCTGCTCGATCAAAAGAGCGCAAAACGTAGCCGTGGGAAGGGATCTGGGTTTTTTGAGCAGCAGTTTTTCGGCGGTGAAGGCGTCCAAAGTCAACTTGATAACCATTGAAGCGTCTGAACCTGTGGTTTCCTCGGGTTCCATGAAGTGCGTGAAAGCGACTTGAGGTTATGGGGATTCCCGAGTCCCGTCAAGTAACCTCAGGTGCGTCTCAAGGAATTTATTTGAGACTCGCCCCGAACGCCAGAATGTGGGTATGGTGTTCAGGTACTCACGCCATTTCCCATGGCCATCCAACTGACCGCCAAAGCTTCCACCCTGAAAACCGTGATGCTCCAGATCGAGCCTGATCTGTATGCACGCATCAAGGCTGCTGCCAAGCAGCACAACCTGCCCGCCGCTGTCGCTATGCGTCAGATCCTTGAGCAGGGCATTGAAGAGGTCGAGGCCAACGCCTGATGACCAGCGCTCCCGTCTATCCCCAACTGGCGGGAGTCATCACTCTTTCTGACGTCAAGCAGAAAGGGACTGGCTCCTACGCCGCCGACTACGTTGCCTGGGCAAAGGTAATGCAGTTGATCAATCAGCACGCCAATGGCTGGCTGCCTGAACTCATCGCTGCTGACGACTCCTGCTTCGTTCATCGTGCGCCTGACGGCACCGGCTACCTGTGCATTCAGTTTGTCAATGGCAACTGCAGCACACCGATCTGGCCGTTCCCGATCACCGATCCACGCAACAACGCCATTCCCTACGACAAGATCAGCGCACGCAATTTCACAGATTCTCACCGCCGAGGCATCTGTTCTGCTGCTGCTGCGTTCTTCTCCTTGGCGTTTGAGTTGTGGGCAAGGGAAGAGGTGACCGCATCAGGTGAATCAGTTGAGACTCAACCTGAGATTCAACTGCAACAGGATGCGCCCAAGCCTGCACCCAAGCCAGCGGGCAAACGCATCGCCAAGCCTGCAAATGATGCAAATGCATCATCGCCGTCAGCCGACAGCGAAGCCAACATCAAGCAAGGTCTCATCGACAACTGCGTTGATCTGATCCAACGCAAACTTGATCGCACCCAGCAAATCGCCTGGATCGCGGACAAGGCCACCAAGTGGGACCTTGATGAAAGCGGCAGTAAGCTTGCGCAAATGTCTATCGATCAGCTCCAAAGCTGCATTGATGACTTGGGCAGTAAACCCGACCTGAAGCAGTGATGGCTACTCCCGCAGGAAACAAAATGCGGGTGCAAGTACTCCTTGACCCTGAAGCATTGCAAATAATGGAGCGTGAAGTCGCGCTGCGTTACAACAGTGCTTCAAGGGTCACTGTTTCTTCTCTCGCCAACGAGATCATCAAATCTCACTACGCAATCCTTGAGTCTCAAGATGAGCAACTTTGAATCGGCGTTTGACGCCAAGTTTTCACTGTTCCAGGTGAAACAAAAAAAGAGCGACAAAGCTCCTGACAAGACCGGCACTATCGAGCTGGAACTGTCAGAGGCCATGAAGCTGGCCGAGTACCTCACCGCCCATCCGGGTGAAGAAGGTTACGGCGGCAAGACCGTGATCAAGCTGGCCATTTCGGCTTGGGATCGCTGCTCTACCACCGGCACCGAATACACCAGTGGCACCGTCTGGGCGAAGAAGCCTGAAGCTGGAGTGAACGACCTTCCAGTGTTCTGATGGACTTCACTGCTCTATTTCCTGAGCATGTCGAGCCGAATCGCGGACCAGGCATCTCCTATTGCGTTGCACCCAATGCACGTATGTTCGACTACGAGCTGGTTATGCCTGGCGAGCGTCGGTTGCGCGGTTGCTTGCGTGCTATCAACAAAAAGGACGCGGAGCGGATCCTGCAAAATCGGCATCCGAGTGCCACCAAAATTGACATCGGAGAAGGCCGCAAAATTATTTCTGCTCCACCGAAGACTTGATCCATGCTGAACAACAAGGCATACGTGCCAGACAAGTTCAAACCGTTGATGCCACCGCCACCACTTGTTCACAAAGATCCTGAGATCGACAGGCAGTTGATGGCCGACTATGCCCGCAAGCGTTATTACGCTCACCTTTCAATTGATTTGGATGATTTGGGATGAAAAAGATCAGCGCAAAACAAGCAGCATTGGTGTCTGCTCATCTGCTCAAAACAACGCCTGATCTTTACGGCGCTGAGGACTTTTTTGTGATGGACAATCGCCAGCACATCCTTGACGCGTTGTACATGATCGATGGCCGGCACAAACCGAATCACAAGATGCGTGGTCTTTACACCGGCCTGTTCACCAAGTACTTCAAGGGCTGATGAAGGCGTTCAATCATCCGCCTCGCTACCGTCATGGGAGATGGGTTCCCGTCATGGCCGCCCCAAACGCTGACTTCGAGTTCACGGAAGGCCACATCAGGATCCTGCTTTGGATGTGTGACTCACATCAGGAATGGGTTGATAACGCCTGCGCAAAGATTATGCAGAACGGTGAGATGCCGTCTGATAACTTGATGCGCTGTCGTGAAGGTATCGCAGACCTCAAATGTTGGGCATTGCGTCTACTTGAAATTGTCGAGGCAACTCCCGATGATGAAGAGTACGAAGATGAAGATGAGGACGACGATGAGTATTCACCGGAACTGGCGCGTTTCGCAGGTGATCTCGAAGCGGAATGGAGCCTTTATCGACGTGTTGGAAGACGGTCCGTACATCCTCTACAGAAGCTGCGCCGGTGGCTTGTGTCGCTACTCGGATGACCTGTGGCAGGCTGAGATTTACATCGAACACCTGCTTGCACAGATGGTGCCTACCCCGACTGAATGATTGATTTTTGAAGGATGTCACCTTCAAGGTCAGGCCGTCCAAGGTTGCGAGCCGCTTCACCAGCCAGCCATTTCGTGATCGTCCGCTGCTGATGCAGCATGGTGTTGAGCAATAGCGCAGCGTTGTACATCCCTTTGATATCTCCCTGTTTCAGCCATTCTTCCAGCATCTTGGCCGTGGTTACCTCGGAAAATTGGCTTTCTTGAGTGCGTTCAATCGGATGCCATTCCATAAGCGGTCTGAGCAGCAGATACTGCCATACTCTCAGTATCAAAGCAGGTATGCAGGTAGAACACCGTACTTTGCTTTAGAAACCACGCACGCCAATAGCCGCTGACGCCAAAGCGTACCCAGACGGCACCATGGCCATCACGCGAAAAAGCCGGAGGAGTCACCTGTTTTCTTCTTCCTTTCGACAGCAATCGTCCCTACGATTTGTGCAAACGGAGCCGCGTCATGCACTCTTGGATCGACGAGACCAGTCTGATTCCAAAGAGAGAAACAAGGGCGCGATTCAGATTAAAAATCTTTGATGCTTTTTGTGGTAAATGTGCCTATTGCAATGAGCCTGCGCAATCGTTAGATCACATCATCCCACGTCATCGCGGTGGGCAAACTGTGATAGAGAACCTAGTGCCAGCATGCCTGCGCTGCAATGGATCCAAAGGATCAACAGAATGGACGCTTTGGTATAGAGAGCAAAATTTTTATACACAAGACAATGAAATTGCAATCTGGTATTGGATGTACCAGTTCAGGAATTTACCTTAGAAGCTGACACTTTTGTGTCGTTGTTGTAATGTCCAACTTCGGCATAACTTTTGAGTGGTTTTTTACTCATTTCAAAGAAGATTATCTGTCCAATTTTGAGTCCCGGATACAACGGCAGTGAATGCATTTTGCGTGCGTTTTGCAGCTCCAGCGTCAGTTTCGAACCGTGCCAACCCGGATCGATCCAGCCGGCCAGCATGTGGGAATAACCTTCCCTTGCCCTGCTGCTCTTCAGCGCAAACTGTCCACTGAGGTGTTCAGGGATGTCAAAGGTTTCGCGGGTTTCGGCCAGCACAAACTCACCAGGCCGCAGCCAGTACGGATCCTGTGCGGTGTAGCCCTGCAGGTTGTGCAACTGCATTGTCATATCAACCGGCGACTCGATCATCAGGTTGTCACCCAGCAGCACGTCAATTGACGCTGGGTTGAGCAGTTCCTCGTCAAACGGCACAATCATGCCGCCGCCTTCACACAGAGAGCGGATCTGCCAGTCGCAAAGAACAGACACTCAGTAATCCCAACGAATACGTGGACGACCCAGCCGCATGCCTAGATGCACAAACCCTTTGGTTGCACCGTATCCCAAGGAGTACGGCCAGGTCTGATCACAGTACTCTTGCACCTCGTAGATGTCCACGTCCTTGACGTAAAAATCAATCGCGCCAACGCCTGTCATGTTGTACAAATGCTCGCTGTTGGTGGCGCCACCCACTTGCTTGTTAATGGCTGGTGGCCGGTAGCCAGAAGTAATAATGATCGACTTGCCGCCAAAATGGCTGCGAATTTTTTCTAGGTACTTGCACATCTCCAGAGCCGTGTCGCACTGTGCTTGCACCTGAAAGCGGCGCTTCTCGTCAAACAATGCCAGTTCGCCGTAGGTGATGTTTGGCGTCACCTTGAAGCTGAACGGCTTATCAGGCGTGAACTTGTCGTTCGCTGGTTTGCCCTGCACATGCTGGTTCATCAGTTTGATTAATTTGTCGGCGTAAGTGGGGTCGGTGGCATAGCCGTCATTTACCAGCCAACGTGCAGCATCTTCACGGTCAGCCGCATTGTTGCAACCCTTATAGACGTGATAGTCCTTGTACCACCGCTCTACCAAGTAGAACACGCAAGTTTCAAGATCAGGAAAGTCAAGGAACGTATCCTGAATTGTGATCCAACGTCCGTTGACATACTCCTTTGTGTTTCGCGTGGTGCCAGTACCTTTCAGGCCAAAGAAGTTGTTTTCGCCTGATACGTGCTTGCCATAGCCAGATTCCAACGCCCACTGCGCAGCAACAAGTTCTGGGAACTTTGCACCAGCCTTCTTGGCAGCAGCGCAAACACCATCCCAGTTGTTATCAAACCTGTCTTGTTTACCAGCCTGACTCCATGTCTTGAACCATTGCTGATCGCGATTCAAGATACCAGGCGATACCTTTAATAACGCAGATTCCAGTTCAAAGATGGCCGCCGTTTGATGCGGCAGCTCTTTGTAATACTTGAACAGATCAACTAGCCGCAGGCGGTTCTGGGTCGTCATCGTTCCAAGGAGATGAGATGGACATTGGACCACCCAGAAGGCGGCTGTCTCCAGTTTGCTCAGGCGTAGGCTCTTCGTGTTTAATCACAGGCTGACGTTTGTTTCGCTCTATTTCAAGATCAATTACTTGATTGACCTTTTCAATTTTACGATCCAGTCGTGGCGTCAAAGTTGCATGAAACTTGGCTTGTTGTGCAGCACGCAGTAGGTGATGCCGCCAGTCACGCTTGTCGTAACGCCACAACCAAACAACGTCAGCGTTTAGCGCTTTGGGAACAAAATCTTCAGCGCTTTGACAAGAAGCTGCACCCAAGAGTTTTCTTTAATGGGCAGCAGGGCAATGATTTCAGAGCCGGCAGCGATCACAATCGCAATGGCAGCAGCAGTCGTGGGATCCATGACGAGATAGCGTCTGCTACCAGCTTATGGCTTGATCTCCAACTTGATCAACCGTTGCTCGTGATCAAGGATACGATCATCCATCTTTCCAATCTTTTCTTCAAATTTGATTTGATTTTGAAGTACATCATCAAGTTTGGTCGGCACCGTGTACACCAAGTAGAAGATGCCGGAGGCTAAAGCCACAGTTGCTGCAACGCCAATGCCCGCAACGGTTTCTTGCTTGACTCCACGCCAAAAACCATTCTCAGACATCGCACGTCTGCAACTACTTTTAGATCTTACCGTCCCTGCCCACGGGTCAATTTACGACCGTGGTTAGGCAAGGAATGTTTTCCATTTCCCTGCCGTGTTCTTTTAGGTTTTGCCGGGACGTGCTGAACAGCTTTAACGCCCGTCTTTGACTTCACTGCCACGGCACACCAGCAGCCTGCGTCGGATGCCGCTGTTCATCGAGCTGGTGCTGCAGGGCGCCCTCGATCTCGGTCACCTTCTCAGCGCCGAAGTTGTCCTTCACCCAGCCGATCAC